ATGCCGAAACAACTTGGGATGTCCCAAAGAATCAGAGTGAGAAGGCAGACTTCTACGCTCAAGGCAAGCTTCCATACGCGATTAAGATTGGCGATAAGTGGGTTCAAGTCAACAGGTTAGGTCCACTGTCATACCCTATAGCTATGGCGATGATAGCCAAACACGCAAACAAGCCCGGCTCGGAGATGTCCGCCATACCGGTCAGTCTACTTAAGTTCCTCGGTGAGCAATCCTACATGCAGGGGCTCAACAATTTGAATGAGGCCCTGAGTGACCCAGAGCGGCAGGCCTCGAGGTTCGTGGCCTCGAACGCCCGGCAGGTCATCCCGCTTGGTAGCCTGATGCGGTGGACAAACAACTTCATCGACCGGGACCAGCGCGTTCCAGAGGGTGTCACCCAGAAGGTCCTTGCGGATGTCCCGGTATACTCAAAGACGCTTGCGGAAAGGAAGGGGCCACTTGGTGATACACAAAAGAAGCCCGACCTCGCGGCCAACCTCTTCCAGCTCAGCCCAGTGAATGTCTCACGGCAGAGCAAGAACCCGGTCATACGTGAGCTCGGGAGCAAGGGTGTCGTTGTTGGCCTTCCAAGCAGGGTTGTTTTCGGTGAGAGGCTGGACGAGAAGCGGTATCAAGACTACGTTGGGGCCGTCGGCTCCCTCGTTATGGAAGCGCTACAGGGCTCTCAGGAAGAGCTTAAATCCATGAAGACTCAGGACTTACAGGAATACGTTGATTATCTCGTTAGGCAGGCGAGAACCAATGTGAGGAATGAGATGTTTCAAGAGGAGAGACAGAAGTATGAAAGCTCTCAAGAGGACGAGGAATAATGTTTGACCTAATCTCAAAAGCCAAAAAGGCGGAGACCGGGGTGGCATACGTCTGTCAGACCATGTCGCCATTCTGGGATGCAATGAAGGGGCTACACGACCACGTGTGGGTCAAGGCCATTGCTGGGGCAATAGTCATCTTCGTAACCGGGGTTGCCGAACACATGCCGGCGCTGATAGCCCTGATGGTTCTGGTGGCCGTAGACCTCGTTCTCGGAACGACGGCGGCAATCCGCGACGGGAAGTTCCTGTCTTCGCGATTCCGCGGAGGACTGCTGAAGTTCCTGTGCTACCTGTTCCTGTTCATAGCGTTTCACGCTATCGAGCTTGTCATCCCTCAGGCCGAGATACTCAATCTAGACACATTCGCTATTGCGTATCTAGGGGTGACAGAGGTTCTGTCAATCATGGAAAACTTTTCAATCATCACCAACATCACCTTCCCAGTGAAAATCAAAGAGGTCCTCTCCTACCTCGGGAAGCTTCATAGGAAGGATGGGGATGACCCCAAGGGCAGTTCGGGGTAAATTCGAGGAACCTGTATTTGTGGATACAGGAATTTTGGGGTAAATTCGAGGAGAAAAAGAGAAGCTGTATCTACAATTACAGGGGTAGGCAATCGTTCGGTATTTCCATATCGCGATTCGCGAAGTGGAAAACACCCAGCAAAGACGGCCTACTTCTCACCACACATCCAGCGGGCTTCCGGGCGGAAGGATGCTGGATGAAGAGCGGAATCCATACGGCTTCCACTGTAAGATAAGATAAGAAAAGAAAAGAAAAGAAAAGACAAGAGGGGGTAGGGATGGGTGGTATGTTCGAGCGTCTGGTCGCATTCATGGGTAGAGTGCTCAACTCTAGCGACCCACTTTCTTCGACCCGTGTGTTCACCGCTCTGTTCGTTGTCCCGTTCGCGCTTGTGTTCGCTGTCGCGTATCTGAAGGCGGCGGTTGTCACAAACACCGTCCCGGATGTTCCTAGCGGCGTCACCTTCCTCGTCGCCGTCCTGCTTGGCTCCGGGATTGCCAAGACGATAGCGGAGAAGAAGTAGAAGATTCTCCTTGACTTTTAACGAATAGTTCCGTATATTGGTGCCACGTTCCAAGCACTCCGCTTGGCAGGGTCGTCCGCCCCCTGTTCCCGGCGTGGCACCTTTTTTTTTGAGGAAAGCACCCAATGGCATTTGACAACGAAAAGCGCATTCTTACACTTCACCCCTATGTGGCAGACAAGGCCCGAGCGTTAATCAAGCTTGCGGCAGAGAAGGGCCACAAAATCATCATCACCAATGGCACCCGGACCAACGAAGAGCAACAGAAGCTCTACGACCAAGGTCGCGTTACGCCCGGGAAGATTGTCACCAACGCTAAGCCCGGTAGCTCCTACCACAACTTCAAGCTCGCATTCGACTTCGCTATCGTCAAGGACGATAGGCCAACGTGGGATGCGAAGGTCGATGTTGACCAAGACGGGGTGTCGGACTATGTCGAGGTTGGCGAGCTTGGTGAATCGCTGGGCCTCGAGTGGGGTGGTCGGTGGCGCTTCCTCGACCTTCCGCATTTTCAATTCACGTTCGGGTTGACGCTCGCGCAGTTGAGGGCTGGCGTCAAGCCGCCGGAGAGTGTCGTTGAGTAATCTACGAGACATATTGGTGGGCCTGTTCATCATGGGGGCTGTGAGCTTTGGACTCGGGTATTGCACACGTGGATACGTCTCAAAGCCACGCGAGACCGTGGTCGTTGACACAGCGTGGCTACCAACCCCGGTCCCGGAGCCTATCATCCTCGAGGGCCCAGCCACAAAGGACACCGTTGTTGACTCAACTCAGATAGCCAAGATTCAGGCCCTTGCGGACTCGTTGAGATTCGATAATACTGCACTTGTCGCGAGGTTGCAGGAGAAAAGGTTCGAGGCCGGCTTTGACACCAGCGGCGTTCAGGGGAGCGTCGCGGTGTCATACCGTCCTTTGGACGAGTGGTTCAGGGTGGATGTTGACATCACCGGGCTACCGCCTCGCCCGGTAATCACCAAGACGGTCACGGTCCACGAGCCAGCTTGGGTGAAGCCGGTTGTGGTGGTCTCAACAGTGGGGGCAGTTCTCTTCGCGCAAGACAAACAATATCTGCCTGCCGCCGCCTGCGCGACGGTGGTTGGGCTAACACTTAGCTTGGAGCTATGATGACAGACCTGCAAATCATTCAAATTGTTCGAGCAAGCGACGGAGAAATCACAAGAGAGGAATTGAGAAAGAGAGCTAAGTGTGGTGTCCACAGGGCGACACAAATCCTCGCGGCGTATCGTCGAGCCAAAGAGCTCGGGCAAGACCCAGAGCAAGCGGCGGAGCTTGTCGAGACGGCCCGCAACCTCCAAAAAGCGCGGGACCGGGAGCGTATCAGGGCGAAGGGTTTCCGCGAAGCGTCGCGCTACCAGAACGCGGTTGAGGCGGTTGGCGAAAAGATTGTTGCGCTCCTCGAGAGGTATGACTTCTCGAAGCTCACAAAGAAGCACCCGGGCAAGAAGGCGAAGGCTGTCGGGGTGGTTCACCTTTCGGACCTTCACTTCAACGAGCTCGTCCACATCGAAGGGAACCGATATGACTTCTCTGTTGCGGCGAGTAGACTCAAGCTATTTGCGGACAAGGCGCGGGCGGCATTTAAGGCGGCTGGTGTATCGAATGTCCTGATTGCCAACACGGGTGACATCTTGAATTCCGACCGTCGTCTGGATGAATACCTCTCTCAAGCGTCGAATCGCTCAAACGCCCTTATGCTTGGGGTGTATCTTCTCGAGCAGTTCATTGTTGACTTGAATCAAGACTTCAACGTCTCGTATGCTCAGGTCGTTGGCAATGAATCGAGGGTGAAGGACGAGCCCGGGTGGACCGATATGGTCGCGAGCGACAACTACGACTTCCTCACCTTCAACATCCTCCGACATGGTATGCGAAAGGCCAATGGGGTGGAGTTCATCCTTGGCAACCCGCAAGAGATGGTCGTCAATGTCGCCGGCCAAAACCTGCTTCTTCTTCATGGACAGCAGATTCGCGGGAAGGTCGAGACGAGCGTCCAGCAGATTCGCGGGAAGTATGCTGAGCAGGGCCGCGTCATCGACTACGTCATCTTTGGGGATATACACTCGTGCCGGATTGGGGACACTTACTCCCGCTCAAGCTCTCTTGTTGGTGGGAACGCCTACTCGTTCTCAGGCCTTCAGCTCGCTAGCCGGGCGTCTCAAAATGTCCACATCTTTTATGAGGACGGGACCCGTGACTCGATGAAGTGCGACCTTCAGGTTTCCTCGATTGAGGGTGCATACGACATCATCCCGGAGCTGGAATCCTACAACGCCAAGTCGGCTGGCAAGCTCCACGAAAACATTCCAGTGTTTCAGGTGGTCATCTAACAAAGGAGGATTATGGACTTCGCAAAAGTGGTAGATTCTGGGGCCCGGCAATCGTTCTCAACGGGGAGCGTCCGGGACACGCGGGAAGGGAAGGGGCGCTTCGACCTAATTCCGACCTACCCTCTTCGCAGGCTCGCAAGGCACTACGAGAATGGCGCTGAGAAGTATGGCGACCGAAACTGGGAGAAGGGGCAGGAGCTTAGCCGCTACCTCGACAGCGCGATGCGGCACCTCGTATCCGTCCTCGAGGGGAGGCGTGATGAAGACCATGCCTCGGCTGTCGCGTGGAATATCTTCGCGTATGTTCACACCAAGGAGATGATTGAGCGCGGCAAACTGCCGTCTGAGCTCGACGACCTTGGACACACCAACTCAATGAAAAGCATAAAAGGAGAAGCATAATGAGAGGCTTGAATCGTTGCACGTTCATGGGGTATGTCGGCAGTGACCCGGAGGTCCGCAAGACCAGTAGTGGAATCACTGTCGCCAACTTCTCGCTCGGCGTCACAGAGAAGTGGAAGCACGACGGAAAGGAGCAGGAGCGGACGGAGTGGGTGCGCGTCACCGCTTGGGACAAGCTTGGAGACATCGTCTCGAAGTATGTGACCAAGGGTTCCCCGCTCTACATTGAGGGCCGGATGCGGACCGACAAGTATAAGGGCAAGGATGGTGTGGAGAAATACTCGACATCTATCACCTTGGACGTCTTGAATTTGCTCGGCTCGAGCCGGGCTGGTAGCGGAGACGGGGCGCCTGCCCCCTCGCGGGAAGGAACCGAAGGGGACCTTCCGTTCTAATGAAATGGGGCCTTCGGGCCCCGCTTCATTTTGTAAAGATTACACTTGCATTCTCGGGAAAAAAGTGTTATCTTGTGGTAGACAAAAACAAGGAGCCGACATGACACTTCCACCGACACTTCCCGCAACCGTCCCACCGAAGCAGATGGACCAGCTCTCCATGATGATTGACTTTGAGGAGGGCCTCTTGTCTGATTCCGACATCCTCGTTCTCTTCTCCGGCCTAATCCGCTCCGGGTTGGCGTGGAGCCTTCAAGGCTCGTATGGCCGCATGGCGGCTCGCCTCATCGACAATGGGTTCATCTCAAACGAGGGAATTATCCTGCAAGGGGTCAACTAGTGAACGGACTCGTGGAGCCTATTGGCGGCCTTCTTTTTGTGGACCAAGATGGCCACCTCCGTCACTCCCCAGACGGCGGATACGTTCAAGGGGTATTCGCAAGCTACTCCGGGGCAAAGCGGGAATCACTCTACTACCGGGTGTTCATGTCCCCGGTGCCACCACCAGACGAAAAGGAATACTGATATGACCTACGGACAAAGCCTTTCAGCTCGCCAGCACCAGCGCCGCCTTGAGCTCGAGATTGAGGTCCACGCGAAGACCGCTATGGTCGCCTACCTGAAGGGTGAATACTTCAGCGTCCTCGACCGCAACTTCACACTCGCCAAGGAGAACGCGATGCTTCGCAGGCAGGTCCAGAATTTACTCGAAAAGAGTGCTTGACTTTCAATCAAAAGTTCCGTATATTGTATCACACAAAAGGAGAAGCACATGAGCGAGATGGAAGTATCCCCCAACCTTCAGAGCACCCTCGATGACCTAGCCCGTATGCGGCGAGAGGCCGCAGAGGAGGCTCAGCGTGAAATCAACGCAATTCTCAACTCCTGCCGCCACATTCAAGCTGTCGCTGGCAAGGCTGTGTCTGAAATATCGCACCTTGCCGATACGGCCCAAGCCAAGGCTATCGCGCTCTCAACCAACCTAACCCCGCTCGTGGCGGGAAAGATACCGTTCTACTGGGTGGAGGACCAAGAGGGAACAAGGATGTGCGCCGATGTTCCGACGAAGGCTCTTGCAGAGATATGCAAGGTCAACCTGATGGAGGAGTGGGACAATTCAATCACATTCAAAATCAAGAAAGGGTGGAAAGATGCCTAGTGGAATTGTTCGAATGTCCTCATGGAATGCCACGGTGTATCTATGCTTCAAGCGCAAGGGCCCGGTGAAGGATGCTGTTGACTACGCTGAGAACCGGTGCCGGAACGAGGAGTGCGACATCTACCTCTGGGCTGACACTGACGAGAAGTCTGTGTGGGTTCGGTCCGAGAACGAGGGGAGGCCTAGGAACCTCAAGAATGAGCCAGCCCCAGAGCTTCTGTGTGTCTTCGAATGGATTCCGCAGGAAGAGTTCGTGGCTGTAGAGAACGCAGAAAAATTCTCAGGAGAACGACTATGACACAGAACATCGACAAGCGAAACATGAAGGACGAGCAGTGGTTGGAGTTCCGCCGAAAGGGTGTCGGCTCTTCCGACATTGGCGCAATCCTCGGCCTCTCAAAATACAAGACCTCCTATGAGGTGTTCGCGGACAAGCGCGGACTCATCCCTCCGTTTGAGGGAAACAACGCGACGAAGTGGGGGCTCATCCTCGAGCCGGCGATGCACCAGCTCTTCCTCGAGGCTCACCCGGAATGCACAGTGAAGATGGATAACAAAATCCGCGTCCACAAGAAGTATCCGTGGGCGATGGCCAACCTCGACCGGGTCATCAAATCTACCGCCCGTAAGGGTGTTGGGATTCTGGAGCTCAAGACCACCACGAGCTACGTTCAGAACACTTGGGAGAACGGCATCCCGCTCGAATACTGGGCGCAGGTCCAGTGGCAACTCTTCGTCACCGGCTACACGTGGGCCATTCTCTTCGTCGGCATTCTCGACCAGCGCGATACATACGAGCTTGTCGTCGAACGCGACGAGGCCTTCATTGAGAAGATGGTCGCCAAGGCTGAAAACTTCTGGATGGTCGTCGAGGGTGGTGTGTGGCTTGGCGAGATTACGGCCACCGACGCAGAGAAGCTGAGACCTGTTCTCGGCAAGGAGGTTGAGGTGGACGGTGACACGTGGGGAGCGATGGCTCAAGAGAAGGAAGGGCTCGAGAAGGAGAAGACCGAGATTGAGGGTCGAATCGACAAGATAAAGGACCAGTTCAAGGCCGCGATGGGGGACGCTGAGTATATGCGTCACGTCACCAGTGGGGCTGTCTTGGCGACCTTCATTGGGAAGGAGAGAGCTGGTCACGTGGTTGAGCCAAAGTTCGTTCGAACGCTTTTAATCAAGAAGGAATCAAAAAAGAAGGGAGACAAGAACAATGTCTGACGACATGAAAGCATTGGCCCGAAGCGGTGTCGCTGAAGCTCAGGTGAACACTGCCGTGACCGTTGAGAAGTCTACGACCACGGAGTTCAAAGAGCTCCTTGAGAAGGTTCTTCCACAGCTCGCCCACGCGTCTCTGATGAAGGTTCCACCCGAGTATTACGTCAGTGAAGCTCTCACTGCCGTTCGGGCCAACCCGGGCTTGCTGAAGTGCGACAAGCAGTCAATCCTGCATGGGGTGTTCATTGCGGTTCAGGCCGGCTTGAGCTTGAACCCGGTCAACGGGGAGGCCTTCCTAGTTCCACGCAAGGGGAGAGCAAACTTCCAGCCCGGGTATCGCGGGCTCCTGAAGCGGGCGCGGCGCTCCGGCTCAATCCGGGACATCACAGCTCAGGCCGTCTTCGAGAATGACGTCTTCAGCATTGAGTATGGAAACGCCCCAAGGCTCCTCCACCAAGTGAACCCAAAGTTCTCGATGGCTCAGCGTGGAGCGTGTATCGGATACTACGCTTGCGCCAACCTGAAGGATGGCGGCTTCCAGTTTGAATACTGGGACCTCGGTCGGATGCTTGAACACGCCAAAGAATACGACTCGACCGGGGGCAGGGATGACGCCCCTTGGCAGACCGACTTCGACAAGATGGCTCTGAAGACCATGTTGATTCAGCTGTCCCGGCTTCTCCCCGGGGAAGACCCGATGCTCTTGCAGATGGTCCGCTTGGACGAGCTGAACCAGCGCGGAGAAGACCAGAAGCTCGACATTGTCAACGGGATGGTGGCGCCGACAGCAGACTTCAAGTCTGAGGAGAAGGCCCCGGTTGACGTCAAGAAGCCGGAGCCTCCGAAGTCATTGCAGAGCGAGCGGGTTGAAAAGCTCACCAGTATGCTTGAGAGCCATATCAGAAAGTTCAACGAGAGCACTGGACAGGCGAGAAAGGCCGCTCGAAACGCGGCGTTGGCGCTCATTGAGATTGCGAAGAAGGAGAACCTTATCACCCCAGAGCTGGTAAAGGACATACTGTCCCGGCTCCCAGAGGTGGTTGAGCAGGGCGCCGCGGTGAAGCAGTTCTCGGACGCCGACAAGGCCTTCATCGACGGAGTAAGTAAGGCGGCCCAACTTGCGAAGGCCAAGGGCCCGCTGATGACGATGCGGAAGCGCGTTGAGGCTGAGAAGTCTGTTAGCCAAGAGGCTGTGAACCGCTCCGTCGAGATTCTGAACAAGCGGATAGATGAAATTGTCCGCGAATCGGTTGTCAAAAAATCGGAGGTGAAAAGTGAAGGCGCCTGAGGTTGTGGGATACGGCGAGGTGGACGACGCGGGGATGGTGCTCGTCCACGACCGAAAGGCCTTCATGGAGACCGTGGGCCGGACCTTCTTGGGGAGGAAGGTCCAGTTCACCGTCAGGGCCTACTCGAGAAAGAGAAGCACTCGAGCCAACAACTTCTACTGGGCCGCGCTGGTGGACTCAATAGCTGACTGGACCGGTTACAATAAGACGCAGGTCCACGAAATGCTAAAGACCATGTTCCTGCAAGACGTCATGTTTGTAGAGCTTCCCGATGGCACGATGAAAGAGACGATTATTCCACGAAGCACAGCTGAGCTAACCAAAGAGGAGTTCACAGAATATGTCCAAAAATGCGAAGCCTTCGCCGCTGAGCTTGGAATCGAAGACAACTACAGCTGGAGCGGGGACCGCTATTCCCAGTGAAGTCATTGTCATCATTGTCACCCGGGGAATGCCTCTCCCGGCGGCGATGAAGGCGGCTGTGAAAGAGGCCTCTCATGGCTCCTACGACCCGTGTCTCATTGGCGGTCCTAGGCTTGGGAGAGCGAGGCATGACTTCTCGAAGCTCACGCGGAGTGAAAGCTGGGCCGTTGGGCGCCTAGTGTGCGGCGACAAGGACGTTGCCGACGTCGCGGAGCTCGAGCGGAATAGTGGCCGGACCGTCAACCCGCCTGCCGTTGTTGTTCCGCCGTCTGATGTCATGGTCCTGATGGATGGGAAGTGGGTCGTCCCGGATGAAGCCTATCTCAAGGAGAAAGGAGTGACCTGTGTCTAACCTATTGTATGGTGTGATTCTCGTCATCATTATCTTCATCCTCGTGACGCACAAGGGCTCTGGAAGGGCGGAAGAGTTCGACCTCTTAAATGCGGCCTTTGTCGGTAGCATTGTATCGTTAGAGGTCCTGCCGACCGGGATGGACTTTGGGAAGGGTTGGGAGTTCACCGCAGAAATGCCGGACGGTCGCACTGTCACCGTTGTGACTGGGCCCCTCAGCGACTACGGTATGTTGGAGGTCAAGAAAACCGTAAAGACCTACCCAGAGAAGACCCATGTGGCCGCTTGGGAGAAGGCTTTGAGCTTGGGGGCTTTTCGAGCTATGCATGGAGCTGTGCCGAAAATCTCCAGCAAGACAAACTCAATCCGCTGGGACTGGAAGGGAGATGCGGTTGTGATTTACATTATCCCGGGGAAGAAGGGGGGCTACAGTGTCGTTGAAACGGTCAAATAGGAAGCCCAAGGTCACGAAGAGGCTGATAGACCGCTGGACGGCATACTTCCTGATTCTCCACGAGGGGAGGTGTGTTGTGTGCGGCTCGACCACGAATCTCACCGTCGGGCACTTTATCGGGAGGGGGCGCTGGTCGGTCCACTACCACCCCTTGAACATTCACGCCCAGTGCGCCGGTTGCAACATCTACTCGAAGTGGACGAGCAACGTCCCTTATGTTCGGGCGATGGAGAGACTCTACAGGACGGGCGTGGTGGATAGTCTTGAGGCTTTGGGGAGGAAGACGTTCCCCGACATTGCCGTCTATCTAGACTGGATTGCGGAGTTCTGGTTCACCTCCCTTGAGCTCCACGTTCCAACCCTCAGGGACCCAGCTAAGGGTAGCCTTGCCAAGAAGATGCTATCCGGGACTGCGACCAACGCTGAGGTCATGGCTCTCAGGCTGGGGAGGCCGGCGTATCCGCCTCTTGGGGTGGGGGACAGCTTCGACGAAGTTCTGGACGCTTGGGAGGCCAGCGTTCCGACGTTACCTAGGCTGTTGGAAAGTTTGTAAAGATTACACTTGACTTGAGGGGAAAAAAGTGTTATATTACGGCACGACAACGGGAAACACCTTAACCACTCAAAATCAACCAAAAAGGAGAAGCACCATGAAAGAGCCCCTCACAATCGACGAGCTGAAGAGAGTAGCGCCGGCGGCGTTCGCAACCGCTCCCGCGGAGAGCACCTCGAGCCGCTACAACATGATTAATACGCTCGACATCGTCAACGAGATGCAGAAGGCTGGCTTCTCTATCGGTAGCGCCCGGCAGAGCGGTGGGTTCGTCAATCGCGACTTCAAGCGCCACATGGTCCGCTTTCAGCCGGCTTCTCTCTCTGGGGTGAATGTTGGTGAAGTCATCCCCCAGCTGGTTCTCGTCAACAGCCACGACGGCAAGAGCTCTTACCAGTTCTCCGCCGGTCTCTTCCGTCTCGCCTGCTCCAACGGACTGATGGTCCCTCAGGCGACCGTCGCAATGGTTCGCGTCTCTCACCTGAGCGATGCTCGTGAGGTGGTCGATGCGAGCTTCGAGATTGTAAAGGAGTTCCCGAAAGTCATCTCTGAGGCCGGTTCGTTCAAACAGGTTGCAATGTCCGAGCAGGCTCAGGCCAACTTCGCGCTGGCGGCCTCGACCATGCGCTACGGAGCCGAGCTGAAGAATCATCCGGTTGGCCCGAAGCGGCTCCTTCGCCCGCGCCGCATTGAGGACGGTGGGAGCGACCTCTGGAGCGTTTTCAATCGCGTCCAAGAGAACATCATTAAGGGTGGCTTCCGTGACCTCACCCGCCCCCGCTGGACCTTCGACAATGAAGGTCGTCGTCACACGGCTCAGCGTTCGGTCCGGGCTCTCAACAGCATCACCGAGGACTCCCGAATCAACAAGGGCCTCTGGGACCTCTCCCGCCGCGTCCGCGACGGACTCAACATCGAAGCCCTTCCTCAGGAAGAGCTGGTCGCAATCGGACTCAGCTACTAGTCACCTCAGACCGGGGGCCTTCGGGCCCCCATCTTTGTAAAGATTCCACTTGCTTCCAGACCAAAAAAGTGTTATATTGTATCCACACTGAAAGGGTAAACACATGAAGCGCGTCTACATCCGAATGGCTAACGACCAGCTCCACGTTTTCGACGGAGACGATGTTCAGCTCAATGCTATTGGTGGCTCAGTCTACATCACAGTCTTCGCCAATGGAAAGAGGGTTGGAGGAATCACTGCAACGGAGAGCAAGGTGGATTCGGTATTGGTTGACCGGCGCTCCATTCATATCGCGTTAGTCTAAATAGAAAGGAACAATATGGGCCTCATGGGAAAGATGTTCGGATTCGTCGCCACCCTCTTGAAGAGGAATTCGCCGCCACCCCACCTTGGTGTGGCGACTGGGGCGCCGAGCTACTCAGCGAAAGCTTCTCTGAAGAATCGGAGCAATCACCCGCTTCGACGGTCGCACTTCGGGACCTTCAGCGCGATGTCGATGCGACACCGAGGAAAACCACCCTACAAAGGACACTAGACATGCTTGGAACCGAAGCTTATCAGCACATTTACGACAACGTCCACGACGCCATTTACGAAACGAAGTGCGGTGAGTGCTGTGATTGCTACACAATCGTCCGCATGACCTCGACCGTCATT